TGAAGCTGCACCAGCAGTTATCCCTAAATTAGTTGGTGTAATCTTTTTCATAGTACCACCATCATCTATTAAAACAAAGTCTGCATCACTACTTGATGTTGTGGTTGTTGGTGAATCTGAGTTACCTGTTGTCAATACTGTGCCAGATGCGTCAGGTAAGAGAACAGTCCGCTCACCGTTAATCGTGGTTGGTTTTAAAATATAATCATGTGTGCTAGTAAAATTTAGCCAACGTAATGGTTGAGCATTAGCAAGATACAAGTTATCATGGTCGAGAATAAAACTTCTTGTAACAGTTCCATTTTCATTTATGTTTATTTCTATACGACCATCTTCAGAGCCATCAGACACATCTCTTGTAACCATCTCAATGTTAGCATATTCAACACTCTGAGAAGCATCATTTTCTGCAAAAAATTTGATAATCCCTTCTGTATTAAAATCTGCAACATCACTAGGGTCATCTGATATTAAATTTAATATTGGACCACCATCTGCTGTAGATGAAATAGTTGCATTACCAGTAACAGTTGCACCATCAGATGTGGTTTCAACCTTTTTGATATTGTTGTGATAAAGTTCTACTGAGCCACCAGCATTTGTAATTAAATTTGCTTTAGCTCCAGTTACATTTTGAAGCTTTATTGTGCTTCCTCGTAAATCTAAGTTACCAGTGCCATTATCTCTAATTACACTGTGATTACCATTATGTAATATTTCTAAATCACCATCATTGCCAAATGAAGCTGATATATTATCTGCGAACTCAAGGGCATCATCTGATTTATCAAAGACTATGTTTCCATTAGCACCAGTAAATGTTGCATCACCATCTATTGTTAATCCAGTTAATGTGCCTACAGATGTAATGTTTGATTGAGCAGCACCTGTTACTGTTGCGGCTGTACCAGAAGCGTTACCTGTAACATTACCAGTTATATTTCCTACAAATGTACCATTGATATTATTACTTGCATCTTTTATTACTGCTTTACCAGCAGGCAATGTACAAAATATAGTCTTAGCTCCAGTTCCAAAACTAACTGCATTATTACTATTTGAACTCGCTAAGATGGTTGTTCTTGCTAATGTGGCTACAGCAGAGATGACATTAATTGTATTACCCATAGCATTACCATGAATAGTGCAATAATATTTTAATGTAGATGGTGCATCACTTGCTACAACGATTGTTACTGTAGCACCTGCTTGTCCTTGTGTACCACTAACTGAAACGCCATCTGTATAAGAAGCATCAGCAGATGTTCTGAATCTTAATGGATGAGATCCATTGGTATTATCACTAACATCAAATACATAAGTAAAACCTTTTACAAACGTAATAACTGGATTGTTTACACCATTTAAGACAAAGACATTTATTCCGCCTACATTAGCTACTGTAACTGTGTAGTTTATAGTTTGAGAAGTGCCTTCATTTATTGTACCTAAACCAACTTCAAAGTTAGTGTTATCTGTAACTGCATAATAAGTGGTGTCACCATCAGATAGATTAGAAGCAAAAGTTTCAAACCCAGTAACTGCACCCTCTAATTGATAAGTCTGTGTACCTACTGTATTTGTAGTTTCCTTAATTCTATCTGATATTACTAATGCCATTACTTCAACTCTATTGTGAGGTTCCCTGCGTTAATTCTAAATATATCACCAGATTCAATTACCTTTTGTACGTCTAACGCTCCTACAAATAATACATTACCACTACTTGCTGCATCTGTAATTATAATGTGTGTAATTGTATTGTTTGTTCCACCAGAGGCTGGAAACTCTATATTAGCTGCATTTGTTGCAGTCTGTTGATCGGTTGAATCTGACCCAACTAAAGTCCAGTTTGATGCAGTAACTTGTTGTCTTGCATAGTTTGTAAATGTTGCTTCTGTAACTGATCCAGTTTCTGCTGTACTTACGGCTGTTGCAAGACCTACATAAATACTGTCTCCAGGTGAACTAAAAGAAAGAGAGTTATTTTTAAATAAAAAATGTAATAATCTTCTTTCTAGATAATTGGTTGCTGCATTTGCTGTTGCCATCTTTTACTCCTATGTTCTCGGTCTTGATGGTAGACCAACTCTATAACCATCTGTGTTTTCTCTTGCTTCACCTAAGTCCTTTAGTCTCTCAAGATATTGCGAATATAATCCATTATAATTTTGTAGCACATCTGGCTCACCTTTCATAAAACTATATGCCTCTACAAGAGAACCATAAAGCAAGGCGAAAGGTGCATTAGTGCTTAACCAAGTTGTACCACCATCTGCACCTGCGGTCAAACTAGCAGGTCTGTAAAAATAATGTAATTCGATTGTATATGCACTATTTGGTGTGGGTGCTAATATGAAATTGTTTTCATCAAATCTAGCGTAATATTTAGGTAGTCCAGTTGTTGAAGCTGCTGGTGTATACTCTCTTAAAAAATTCACATCTTTTTGTAAAAGAAAACTTTCAGATCCAGCGGTTGTGATTTGTAAAGAAAACGATGCCAAATAATCGTTAGGCACTGTTAAAAATTGATCAGAAGACGTTAATGTGCTTGTTGCATTTTTTCTAAAATAATCAAAGTCCACACTTTTTAATATTTTCTCTTCTGCTGCTTTTACAAAATTAGGAATATTATTTACAAATGTGGTCTCACTGTTATCTGTGTAGTCTTGTATTGCTGTCGTTAATGTTGCTTTTGTAAAACTCATTTATGTCCCCAATGTTGCAGGCCCAGCCGTAACTGAACCACCCCCACCTCTTGTGTTTCCTGTTGTAGCCGTTCCACTACTTGCTGTAAAAGTATATGTATCATCGTTAACTTTAGTTATAGCATATCCAGAGGAATTATTCAAAACCGTTGCAGTAAAACCATCAAAACCTATGGCATCTCTAAAACGCACTGTGTCACTTGTTGATCTACCATGACTTCTTTCAATAACTGTTATAACAGCACTTCCAGAGGAACTAGATAAAAATGGATTTAATGTTAACAAGTTCTCTACGGTCACTTCTGATCTTGAATCTGGTCTTGGCTCATATAAAGCTGTTGGATCTGGTCCTGGATAATTAGGTTCTAACTGTGGATGTTTAGGCTCATACTCATCGATACCTACTTTTAATCCATTCCATTCTTTTATCATATCACGAAGACGATAACGAAATCCAGATCGGTCTGAATAACCCCAAGCCTTCTTGCCACTTGCATACCTAGCCATTAGTACCTCAAGTATGATATATTCGGTGTTAACTTAAGTGGTGTGCTGTTTGCATCTTCTGACATGGCTCTTTGAAATTCTTCCTCGTAAACACTTTTTAATATTTGTATTCTCTCTGGTGCTCTTTTTATAGATATATAGTAAGCAAGTCCTGCAGCCATGCACGGTAAAAATCTAAAAGGTGCATCTGTTGTATTAACTAAAGCATCTGCATCTTGTATTCTTCTTACATAATAATAAACAAGAGTATAAGATGTATCTGGTGTAGACCAAAGAGTTATTGTTGGTGTTGTTTGTCTATCAAAAAAATACTGACTTGGTTGTCCAGTATTACCTTTGTTAGGTATTCTTAAATATTCACCACGACTCATCTGTGTAAGAGTAAAATCAGTTCCAGAACTGTTCCTTAAAACAACTTCTAATAGATCAACAAACTCACTAGATAAAGTATAGGTAGCCGTGCCAGATGTTACTGATTTTGTTTCTTGAGTTACAGTCCACAAGTTAAGTCCTCTGTTTGCCCAATCAGCAAACATGAGATTCAAAGAACGTCTTGCAGTTTTAGCATCGTAACCACTTCTCATCTCTAAGCCACATCTTTCATATGCCTCTTCAATGAGTTCTCCTACATCTAAATCAAAATCTCTTGAGCTTGAAGTTGCCATTTATTTCTTCTTTTTTGTTTTTTTCTTTTTAGCTAAGTAAGCTTTTAAACCAGGATTTAATTTATTCATTTTACCTTTTTTAGCCATAACTGGCTTTTTCATTGTGCCACCCATCATTTTTTTAGTTTTCTTCTTAGGTGTTTTTCCGATGTCCATTCCACCACCACCGATTTTATCTTTACCTTTGTTTGTGAAACTTTTAATACTTTTTGGTTTAATAACTATTGGCATTATTTTTTCCTTCTCTTTAATGATTTAACTCTTCTAGGAGCGCCTGCTGGTTGACCTAGACGATTCTTTTGTCTTATTCTACTTCTTTTTTCTGTTGCTGTCATCTCCGAAACAGTCTTCGGAGTTTTCTTGCTAATTCTTTTACTCGGTCTACAATAAGGTGTACCACGCTTTTCACCTTTTTGACGACCACATTTTTTGCCCGTTTTAACATCTCTCCAGTCCTCCTTGAACCATCGTTTTAAAGCTAGACCTTTTTTTGTTTTTCTTACAGCCATTATGAATACTTTGTTTTCTTTCTTCGAGCAGACATTATAGCACCACAACCTCTGGCTATGTTTTTATTTTTTGATTTTCGCTTAGTCATTCTAACAACTTTGCCCTCTTTGGCAGTCATTGTTTCTTTTTTTACCTTTTCAATAGCAGCGTTTAATCCACCACCCATTGCTTTCTTTTTCTTTTTACCACCAGTTCCGTAATTGGCTGCACCAACTTTTCTACATTTTGCAATAGCGCCCGATGCATAAGCCGATGGAAAAACTTTATATCTGGCTTTTACTTTGTGATAACATGCGTCTTTAGGCATAATATTTTCCTTTCATTAGTTTCCAGCAGGTACACATCCACTGTCTTTTTTTACATCTAAGACAAACCTTTTGAGGTTCACCTCTTACTACCTCGCCTTTTTTTAGCGGCACAATGTGCTCTTTCAGAAAATCCACGAGGTCTGGCACAATTGATTTTCCTCTTCCTCTTAGCACTCCACTTCCTTTTACCTGGTGCTTTTGTTATTTGTTGGGACATTGATCCCCGCGAGATTGCCATCAATTGTCTTTCTATTAATAAAATCTATCCACAAAGTATGTAACATTTTGTGGTTTTCTTCAACCTTTACTACAGTAACAGCAGTTCTTTTATCTACCTCAATAAGAGTGGTAACTATCCATGCAATAGATCCAGCAACAAGAACAACAGAAACTCCATTCATTATTTCTTTGGGTTTTAACATTTCCATCTTCTCCTTGCTTGTCTTAAACGACTATTAGGATTTTTAGCTGCTTTTGGAAACTTTTTCATCTGGCCTGCACTTCTTGCACAAAATGATTTTCTTCTTTTTGCAGCTTTACTGCCTGGTTTAACTTTACCAGTAACGGCAGTTTTTAATTTACTGCCTGGATTCTCTCTTCGATAACGAGCAACCCCAGCCTTTGTCATTCCCGCCCCAGATTTGGTGGAGCGAAAATACTTTTTGGTTTTAGGAGGTTGCTTGTCTCTTGTTCTAGCCATTACGATAAAAATATAGTGAGCTTATTATTACTACCAGTAAATGCAGATAGGTATGCACCACTCTCTGCTAATATACCATTGTCTGGAATATTAAGAGTATGTAATCCAGTTGGATAACTTTGTGCTATTAATGTAGCTCCACCATTACCATCTGTTATGGTCAAAGCACCCGCTGCATCTGCAAAGATAACTATCTGTCTTATTCTTGACCTTGCAGGTCCTATCAAAGCAGCAGAAGCTCCTTGATTTACATTAAAGGCTTTTACGTCAGATCTTGTCGCCATTATAGCCTCCTACTAAGAAGCATCAGATGAGCTTGATACTCCAAGAAACTTCATCACTACTGTAGTATCCGCTCCTGGATCACCAGAAAGAACAATCTCTACTTCGTCTGCTGTTTCTGTAGCAGCAGTTGTTGTTCCTCCAGACATTCCTAGAACTCCATTACATGGAAAGAAGCCTTTGAAACCTGTGCTATTTACTGCGGCAGATATACCATCAACAAATCCATCTGTGTCTGCATCTGTACCTATATCGTTTAATGTAACACTGTTAGAAGCTGCACCAGTTACGGCAATCATAACTGCTAAAGGAAGAAAGTTTGAAGGTATTCCGATTGCAGATTCTTTACCAGTTGTTGCACCACTAGCAACTGTAACAGTTGCAGTGTAAACAGAAAGTGTCATCTCACTGCTGATAGCACCAGTTGTTGAGTTCTCGATAATATTCTTAAACCCATTTTTGGATCTAATAGGACCCGAAAAAGTTGTGTTAGCCATGTTATACTCCTTGTCTTGGCAATTGTCAGTTACACCATGTAACTGTCAAGGTTTTCTTTATTATACATAAAAAA